TCCGTAACGCCTCTGCCACGCGCGTAACGTGACAGGGATTAAGGGTAAACTAACTGATTTTGCAAGTTTTTATTTTACCCAACTTTCTTATGGGGCATACATGGGACACTTTCAGATAGTCTTTTGTTAAGGAGTTCTATCTGTTCGTGATTGTTGTCTTTCATCCATGCTCCGTAAACATTGAATACCATTTGTGCGTTTGTGTGGCCCATCTGGCTTGCGATAAAACTAGGATTAGCTCCAGCGGCAAGTGACCAGCATGCATAAGTATGCCTGGATTGGTACGATTTTCTGTGTCTCAGACCTGCGCGTTTTAAGATACTTGTCCATGACTCCCTGATGGAGTCAACTTTGTAGTGAGGTCCAGACAACTGCTGCTGTTTTATTACCTGAGGGCTAAAAACAAAAGTACATTTATGCACAGCTGTTCTCCCATATTCCCTCTGCTTTACCTCTACAGAATGTTGCTTTCCAAGCATGGTCATTTCCGCCTGGCTTTTAAGAGCATCAATAGCTGGTTGAACCAGATGAATTGTCCTTCCGGTGCCAGCATCGGTTTTTGGTGGAGTGAATTCGCCAAGTTTTGTATAATTCCTACGGATGGTTATAGTCCTTGCTTTAAGATCTATATCTTCCCATGCCAGCGATACCAGCTCCCCGTGACGAATACCCGTGTATACAGCGAGAATCCACAGGTTTTTTGTTTGTTGATGACGGCAAGCCTCAATAAAACGAATAAATTCGTCACGGGTGAGAGGATCTGGTTTTACCTTGGACTTTTTTAAGGGAGCCAGACCGTTAAATGGGTTTCCTGAGGTATAACCATTATCTGTTGCAAATTGAAACATTCCAGCTATGGTTGTCATATAGTAGTTTACCGTGACCACTGAGCGCCCTTTTATGGAAGAAGTCTTTCCATTAGAAAGCTTTTGGTAACCGGTCAACAAATCTCTCCTTACGAAAAGTAAATCCTCTTTTGTTATGGATGAAACCAGTTTTTTTTCACCTAACATTGGTAACATGTTTTTAATTACTGACTGGTAACGGTTATGTGCATTCGCACAAATCTCAATTTTCTTAAGGTCCAACCATTTTTCCGAAAGTGCCTTAACGGTTATCTCTCTTTTTCCCAGACCAAAGTGTTTCAGGTTAGGGGAATTAGGGAACTGCGCGGCGTAGTCGAAACTCCCCATTCTGATTGCAAAACAAACTGAAGTGCGAAGCTCACCAGCGATCTTCCGGTTTTTGGCGGTGTCAGGAACACCGAGGTTTTCTCTGACACGTTTGCCATTATAGTGAAACCATATACGGAGTGATCCTCCATGGTTTTCAACGCCTGTCGGGTATGATGCGTTACTCATAAAACCTCCCAGACGTCCAGGAGCATTAACAGGTTAACCGGAACTTGCATTTTTGGCACCTGGTTGTTTCTGGTTTTCGATCCATCGCATAATTTCTTCGATGTTGTACAGGCATTCACTGTAATGCCCCGGATCGCCTTCTACAGCGTAATGGCGGTATTCTTTTCCCTGCATCCATGACTTTCTTCTGGCCCGCTCGATGGTGCCAGGCTTGAGCCCTGTTGATGCAATGAGGACTCTCTCCGTACACCATTTGCTCGGGGTTATCTGATAGATGATTGTCTGCATGCCAAGCTCCTAAAACGTTTATCCGCGGCAGTGGCACCACACTTCAAACATTCGTCTCACAATTTCGCGACAGTAGAAACCGTCAACATCTCGCGTCAGGTCATAGCGACTGCCATAACGCTGGTGGACCCATAGTTCAAATGCTTTATTCACTCTTCACTTCCTTTTCATGGCGCGTAATTTTTTCAGGTGAGCTTCCTGCTCTGTTTCTGCCAGTATTTGTCGGTATTCCTAGTGATCAATATGTTCAAACTGGTTGTTGAATTCACTGATGCGTACTCGACCGGAGTGTCCGTCCATGCGTCGAAAGAACACTGAGTGCTCAGTGCTGCGAGTAATCACCACAGGGTATCTGGCTCTGTCCGTGTATATCTGACCACGTTGAATCAGAGCGAACATTCCTTTATCCCCAGCGGAAAAGCGAATACAGAATAAATGCCACCGCTATTGCAACTCCAACTGCGGTGAATGCTTCAGGCCAATTCATCATTTCACCTCCTGCGGCGGTTCTGGTAGCTGCATCCAGTGGGTTACCTCTTTGAGATACAGGTCTTCGCCATCACCGTCATCCCAAGTGGGCTTGCCATCATTAAACCAGTCGCCATATACGCCGACCTGAGTGTTGGGGATGTTTGGTGGGTAGTTGTTTTTAAAGTCAGCTGCTAACACATAGCATTGTCGCTCTCCCATTTCAGGCATTCGCTCACTACAGCTTATCCAACCATCCGGAGTTGCCGGATAGTTGCCATTCACAAGGTCAGCTCGAACATATAGCGTGTCATCATGGTGTTGATTGTGGCTGCACCACGTTAATTCGCTTAACTCGCCATCTTCTGGCCATACTCCAGCCGTTTGCAGCCAGATATGGGCTGGCGCATCTTGGCAAGGTGTATTAACTGGCAACTTGTAAGTTTGGCTTACAGGTTCTGCACTATCAGCCTTGCGGCGCTCCTGTAGCTCGCGCAGAGCCGCTACAACATAATGGCTATTGTGCTGGTCAGCCCACAGAATGAGCCGAATCAACGTTGCATTTGAAACGTATTCGTCTGTTAGTTTGCTATTGGTAAAAGTGGTCATAGCTATTTCACCTTAATCTCAACATTTCGCAGCTTTAGCTCTACTGGCAGGTCTGACTTTCCTGTTAATGCTAATGCGAGATTTTCTGGAGTAATGAGAACAGTTATTGTTTTCCCCCTCGCCAGACGAATAATCATGCGTATCTCGCTATCGTCACATGCTCCTGGTCGAACAATTGAGATTTGTCCGTTCATCTCACTCTCCTTTGATGCGAATGCCAGCGGCGCGCTCGGCTTCACTTTGTTCCCAAAACCACTTGTGAAGCGCCATAAGCTTTTCGTCAATCGGTGCATATTTGCGATTAAAGTAGGCCTGAGCATCTTTCTCAGATTCGTCCGGTAATTCGCCAGGGCCAAACAGTGTGTTATAAATCCATGCTAGTCCGCTCTTAGCGTCGCCAGTTGCCTGCCATTCGATAATGGCAGCCTGCATGACCAGAATGTTTTTCCCGATTAATAGGTCCAGTTCTTTGTACCGGTTGCGGATGTATGCATTCTCGCTTTGTAATTTTGCGTTGCGCTTTTCTGAGGCTTCAAGTAACGCCTGCTTATCGCGTAGAGCTTCTTCCAGTTCAGCAACATGGCATTCACTATCAATAAGGTTGTTCTCTGCTGCTTCAAGCTCAACACGCAGCTTCCCAACCGTTAGCGCAATATCCTCGTTCTCCTGGTCGCGGCGTTTGATGTATTGCTGGTTTCTTTCCCGTTCATCCAGTAGTGCCAAAGCAATCTTTGGATTAAAGGCAGCAATAAATTCAGCGTTGTTTTTCAGGACGTGTTGCGCAATGGCCTGACTACTTAGTCGGACCTCATAACCACGTGCGCCACGGTGTGGTTTATATGAGTCCCAGTCTCCCCACGTTGCTTTCTCTGCCGCCTCACGCAGTGCCTGGTAATTAATTTTGCTCACTGACTGCCTCCTTCTTAATCAGTTTACACAGGTGCTCCACAGCCACAGAGAGTGCATCCACCGCTCGTTTATCCAGACGCGGGGCCAGAGCAAGCAGTTCATTTATTGCAATCTGAATACCATGCTCCGCCGCCAGCGCCGCGCGATTGCTCTCCAGCTCTGCAATTTGGCACATGGCATCAATATTTTTGTCCTCCAGGCGCTTAATTTCGCCTAGGAGGTCCAGCGCAACTTTTGGTGGGATAGCCGCGATATAACGGGCATTGGCACTAGCGTTCCTCTGTCCATCAGTACCAGGCCAGTCAATAAAGTATCCGCAATGCCTACCCTCAGACGTGCGCGCAGGATAAATGCCGTTATGGCCCGGCAAAATATATGCTACCCATTCATCTTGCGTTGCCTGTTTCGCCGCCTCGCGCAGTTCTTTATAGTTAATTTCGCTCACTGCTTGCCTCCTTTACGCCACATCGCATTCAGATATTTGTTTTGATTCACTGAAGGAAAAGAATTTCTCTTAAGCAATTCCTCTCTCGATGGCATTGGCTTTACGCGTTGGCGAATAATCATTTCTGCTGGAAGAATGCCGGGATTGTATGCAAGTCCTCTCATGATTTACTCTCCACGAACTGGTCAATAGCCATGCTAAGTGACACACCTAAATTCTCGATATGTTGCTGAATATCCTGTAGCGTCTGCGCCTGAGATAACATGATTTCACGGTTGCATAATTCTTTAACCAGATGCTCAAACTTGCTGTAATAACCGATACGACTTAGTGTTTCTTTCCCTGCATTCTCGCCTTCTTTGATAATTCCTCTTTCGCTAAGAATCAGGTCGTGTTTGGTTCCGGTAATAACGTATTTTCCGAGGTCGATGTTTAGCTTCATTGTTTTCATTGTTAATTCCTCAGTCATTACTGATAGCGCCATAGCGTGAGCGGTAATTACGCAGGCGCGGGTCGATATATTCAGGGAAGTGGGTATATGTGGCTTTGCGGAATGGTCGGATTGATGTCTGGTAAATTCTCTCGCGTTCTTCTTTCTCTGCAAGCCATATACAATGGCGAAATTCCTTTTCCTCTTTTGTTTCCTGCGGTAGCGACATTATCTGGTCGTAGTTTTTCCTGAATTTATCCAGCACCTCCGATACGGAATTGCCGGAACAGCGGCGCGGATCATCCGCACCATACAGAGGCGCTGGCATAATGGAATCCTTATTTTGCTAATTTAGAAGGGAATTGAATCGTCGTATTCAGGATTATTTTGATGATTGCTACTTTGCTGCTGTTGGCTGTTTCCTGAAGTTGCAAATCCAATCTTTGCATTCAGTAATTCAAGAGTGATTGATTGACCATTTTGCCCCTGATAAACATCAACCCTGATGTTTTCTCCGGTAATTTCCACAATGCCACCTTCAACAAGAACACTACGGTAGTAATCCGCTTGCGCTCCCGGCTTGGCAAATACAACGGCGCTGTAGTTTGTCCATTCTTTCTTTTTTGTCTGGCGATCGTAATACTGAACGCCAGCACGGATGTTGAATCCGATATTTTCCCCGGCCTGAAACTCTCTTGCGGGCTTGTTTAGTCTTACAGTAATCGAATGTGCCATTAAGCAGCCGCTCCTTCTAATTCGTCTCGTCTGATGTTGTAAACGTCCTGCGCTTTGTGCTGCTCCGGTGTGCCTTCGAGCATCTTCCACGCTTTGGCGAACGCCTGTTTAAGTTCTTCTACGGTGTTTTTCTGCATTGCTGCGTCAGTGAATGCTTTTAGAACCTGTTCAGGTGTAGGTGATGGTCTTGATTGCTTTGCTGCTGCGTTCTGCTGATGTTTATGCTCGTCTGTATCTGCATCTTTCGCATCATCAATGCCGAACAAACCATTGAGGCAATACTTGCGTGCATAAGAGCTTGTAGCTCCCGTAACTTGTGCAGAATCCATTCCTTTCTTGCTTTCTTCCTCTCGTGCAAGAGCGGTTGCCGTATGACTGTTTTCGCCATCGGTAATAGTTGCCGTGGCTTTCACGTAATACCGATCACCAATCAACACAACTTCATCGCTGATTGATAAAAACAGGCCATTCAGTAGCGGCTTAACGCCTTCAAGAATGTCTTCGCAGCTTCTGTATTTATATTTACCGAATGAGTTGTACTGATTCTTTGGCGCGTTCAGATTCTCCTGAATAGCTGCCAGTCTTGCGTAAAATTCTTTGCTCATATGATTGTTCTCAGAATGGACATGGCCCAAGTAAATAACGCTGATTTAATACTTCAGTCTTTGCCGCATTTAAAAATACGCGAACACCTTCACGATCTCCCTTTTGGCGATACATTAACGCCTGCTGCGTGTACATGCGTCTCTGTAACTTGCTCTCCTTCACTGTGGTTGCAAGTGACATGAATATCTCCTTCGTTACCGATTAATTCTTTCATCTGACGAATGAATTCTTCGTCTGACCAGTTATCTGTAAAACTCATTTCCTGCGATACCACGGAAGGTTGATAGCTGATTTCATCGCTTTATTTGCTTCAAGCCACATTTTTGAATCACCAATAAATCTGGCTATTACTGCTTTGTTCTGTGCAGCACGAAGCATCTGGTGATTAATGGCTATTTCATTGCGCATAACGCCTCCAGTTGTTTCTTTGCTGCTCTGATTAATTGTTTAACTCGGCGTGATAATTCAGATTCGTGCGGGTAGAAAGCGGACATGACGCCGCTACCCGCGAACTGAAAGTGCATCATGGGTAACTCCTTATATTTGATTGCATAACGAAAACGCCTCGAGTGAAGCGTTATTGGTATGCATATAAAAAGGCCCTCATACTGGAGGGCAAAGAAGATTTCCAATAATCAGAACAAGTCGACTCCTGTTTAGTTACGAGCGACATTGCTCCGTGTATTCACTCGTTGGAATGAATACACAGTGCAGTGTTTATTCTGTTGTTTATGCCAAAAATAAAGGACGATTATGCGGCCTGAAATTACTTAACCAATGATGCTGCATATTCGATAAGGTAAAGTTTTGGGGCCAGCCAAATTTTTAACCAAGTCATATTGGTTACTACACCAATAATAAAAATCCCCCACAGAGTCAAAACTCCAACCAATGGCATGATAAGAAGGTTAACATCTCCTTTGCTATCCCAAACCATTGTCGGCCTGTATTTGGGATTTCCCCTCTCCCATGAGTATCCTTCATCACCGATTTTACCTGTCTCAACTCTTTGGCACTGCTTCTTCATAAACCAGAAAACCAGTGGGATTGTTAGAATGGCTATTAATGTTTTAATCAGACTGTCAACCATATTCCATAGCAGCAACTGATGAACAACATCAGGAATCTGTGCTTGGCTAAATGAAACAGCAGCATCTATTCCATTGCTGGCTTTTTGCAGTAGTTCTACGAGAATCTTGTTTGCTTGTTCTTCCATATATCACCTTGATTGTAATAAGCATGAAATTATTTACGGACAAAAATAAAGGCCACCATCAGGCAGCCTTGTAGTTCTGTTTACCAAGTTCTCTGGCAATCATTGCCGTCGTTCGTATTGCCCATTTATCGACATATTTCCCATCTTCCATTACAGGAAACATTTCTTCAGGCTTAACCATGCATTCCGATTGCAGCTTGCATCCATTGCATCGCTTGAATTGTCCACACCATTGATTTTTATCAATAGTCGTAGTCATACGGATAGTCCTGGTATTGTTCCATCACATCCTGCGGATGCTCTTCGAACTCTTCAAATTCTTCTTCCATATCTCACCTCAAATAAGTGGTTTGCTGCCTAATTTCATTTTCTGGCGACCAACACAAGTCATCTCGCCGTCAGTTGTTTTGATTTCCGGTAGCCTGCCGCGTAAATGGCTACGTTCGGAAGACAAGTTGAACCTTCATATTTTCTGGTCAACGTTGTCAGAGTTATCACTTCTGCTCTCATTGCTGGTTTGCGCTTGCATTGCAAGACCACTCGTGAAGGGGTTGGCCTGTGTAGCTTGTCGGAGCTGATCGCCTCCTGACTTTGCAGATTTGCACGACGAGCTCTACGGCGAGAAGCTGCGGTTCCTTTAAATTCTGTTTTTCTGGACATAGATTCCTCCCGAATAAACTTTGGCGATGCAATCTCGAAGCCCCTCCTGAGACGGTTGCTTCGGCATTGCATCCCACAGCTTATGTGGTTGGGTGATCTGGCTTTTCAGCCACGTAGTCGAGTGTTCGACGTTGTTTAAAGAGCCTGCCAGTCTGTTCCGTTTGGCTTCCAGCTTCCTGCTGATGGCTAAATAGTACGATGTGTACTTTACTGAGTCAATACAAAATGTTCTAAATATGGTTTAGTTTTTTATAACGCTTTGTATTTAATGGGTTTATATTTTGGAAAAAGAAAACCCGACGCTAAGGTCGGGTTATTGTTGTGTGTTTTAGAGTGGTGAGGCTGTTAACTAAATGTCTCTTCAGGCCACTGGCTGGCGATAACTTTCCCTACTACGGAACAGCTATCATTGCATGGAATCATTGGATATTGCGGGTTTAGTGGTTGTAGGAACACCTGACCGCTATCCCTGATCAGTTTCTTGAAGGTAAACTCGTCACCACCAAGTCTGGCTATGCAGAAATCACCTGGCTCAACAGCCTGCTCAGGGTCAACGAGAATTAACATCCCGTCAGGAAAGCTTGGCTTGGATCCTGTTGGCGCGGTCATGGAATTACCTTCAACTTCAAGCCAAAACGCACAATCACTGGCTTTTTTGGTTGTGCTGACCCATCTCTCCGCATCACCTTTGGTAAAGGTTCTAAGCTCAGGCGAGAACATACCGGCCTGAACATGAGAAAAAACAGGGTACTCATATTGTTTTTTAACGGGGGCAGATGAGTATTCGCCAACAGGTGAAAATGTACCGTCGTGGTTGAATGAGACGTTATCAATACCAAGGTATTTAAACACCACACCAATCTCGTCAAGAGATGGATGACGAGATCCGCGCAACCAGTGACCAATTCCACCCTGCGTCATACCAAGCTCTTCGGCTAACTTCTCTTGAGTTATGCCGAGCTCTTTCATTCTGGATCTAGCCAGTTCATACCATTTCATTTTCATACCCTTATTATTACGCTCTGTACTAAAATCATCCATGCACAAGATGTATTTTTTGTTTGCATTCTAAAAGTACATATCGTATTATTGCGTTATGGTTACTATGGAGGGCATATGAGCAACCTACGAAAATATCGAGAGTCACTGAATATCTCTCAAACAACACTTGCTAAGGCAGTTGGATGCACACAGGGAGCTATCGGACATTGGGAATCTGGTCGTCGCTTCCCAGACCTTAAAACATGCCGTGCTCTTGTTGCGTGCCTAAACAAGTTAGGCGCAAAAGTCAGTCTTGATGACGTGTTCCCGCCGGAACACAAAGCCGCTTAATAAGCGGATCCGCTCTTTGTAACAACGGACATTCGTCCTACGTCGCTGAAAAGCGAGTTCCAAGATATCTGACCAACTAAGGCCATATGCGTTTCCACGCATACCTTTCAACTAACTATTCACTACTGGAAATCTTAAGAAATGGAACAAACAAGTTACAGCAAACTATCCCAGCGTGACGTTGATCGCGCAGAAACAGATTTACTCATCAACCTGTCAACGCTTACCCAGCGCGGTCTGGCAAAGATGATTGGCTGTCATGAATCGAAGATAAGCAGAACGGACTGGAGATTTATTGCTTCGGTCTTGTGTGCTTTCGGAATGGCATCAGACATCAGTCCGATTAGCAGGGCTTTTAAGTATGCGCTTGATGGACTCACCAATAAAAAACGCCCGGCGGCAACCGAGCGTTCT